GAGTAATCTAAGAGAAGGTGAAATCCAGCAAGCGTCTGCGATTGTCACAGCAAAAACAATGGTTGACAGAGTAGGTCGTTGGATTGAAGAACTTTCAGGTATGGAGAATGATACACTCCTTACGTTAGGTGATTCTATTCGTGACGAAATGGGTGCAGAACAAGCTAAACAATTTATTTCAGCTTGTGCTCCAGCTATTCAACAAGCTCTAGAAAATCTAAAAACAACACGTGAAGCACTAAGCACTAGCGTTCGCCAATTAACAGGCGAAGAGCAACCAGCAGAAATGTTAGGTGGTGAGCCAGGTGCAGAAGGTGACGTTGGGGGTATTGATGATTTAGGTGGACCAGCTGAACCAGATGCTATGAACCCGGGCGACGACTTAGGTGACCTAGGCGGTGACGAATTTGCAGCAGCTGAACCAGCAGTTGGTGGCGCTGAGACTGCAGGCCGTGAAAAACGTGAAAGCATTGAGCGTCAAAACAGTCTATTAAAAGTATTGGCAGGCTAATGAAATTTTCTAATATTGTTTCAGAATCAGAATTTGCCCGCATTCGTGAGTTAGCACCTGCAACATTAGGTGCTGCTCCAGGTGCAATGCCTGCGCCTACTGGTGCTCCAGCAGTTAATCCTGCTGTTGCTGCAACAGGTGATCCGCAAGCACAGGCTAAAATGCAAGCACAACAAGTATTAGATCGTGCCAATCAAAAGAAACAATTACAAGATCAAATTGTTCAAACACAAAAACAATTACAAGATTTACAAAAACAATTGGCGCAACTAAGATGAGATTTTTTGAATTTGCAGGTGATGATACCGGCGATAAACTTGTTATGGTTCTTAGAAACTATATTGGGCGTGCCGCATCAAAGAAAGCACCAGTTACATTGAATTGGAACGGACTAAATCAAGTTCTTAAAACTAACGGCTTTGAAATTGCAGCCGATTACGAAACATTCAAATCTATATATGACAGTAATCCTGCGGTCCAATCGATGGTTAAAAACTTTAATGCAGATGGTATTAGTCTTAAAGTTCCCGGTGCTCCAGACGATCAAGAACAAAGTCCACAACAGTCCGGCAAGACTAGCCAAGATCAAGTGGATCAAATAGCAGCATCAGCTGCACCTCAACAATTAGCCGCTCAGGGTTGACATCCTTAAAATTTTAGTGTAATATATACACTATGACTGAAAAAATAATTGCGCCACCGCCGTTTATTGAACGTTATCAATATAAAAACTGTGTTCAAATTAATGATCCAGTAACCCGCAAACGAGTTTACAAAACTCCAGATGGTGAAAGCCTTCCTAGCGTTACTACTATTCTAAGTGCTACTAAAGACATGACGCACTTAAACGAATGGAAGAAACGTATTGGCGAAGACAAAGCCAAACAAATCACTACAGAAGCCGCGGGAGTTGGTACAGCTATGCATGCCAACTTAGAACGTTTCCTAATAGGCGAACAACGTCAACCTGGCAATAACCCTGTACACATACAAGCTAACAAAATGGCTGATGTTATTATTGATAATGGATTGAGCAAAGTAAACGAAGTATGGGCTATGGAACAGAGTTTATACTTCCCGGGCTTGTATTCAGGTACTACAGACTTAGTAGGGGTACACGAAGATGAGCCAGCAGTAATGGATCATAAACAAACCAATAAGCCCAAGAAAGCAGAATGGGTTGAAGATTACTATCTACAGCTAATGGCCTATATATTAGCACATAATGAAGTATACGGCACAGACATTCGTAAGGGTGTTATCTTTATGTGTAGCCGTGCTTTTGAATATCAGCAGTTTACCCTAGAGCCTAAAGACTTTAACAAGTGGCAGGACGCTTGGCTTAACAAGGTAGAGGAATACTACAAGCTAGGTAGATAAATACTCTATAGAACATAGAGGATACTAAAGTGGCCGTTGTCCAAATTTCCAAGATACAAGTCCGTAGAGGACAAAAGAACTCCAACAGTGGAATTCCACAATTAAGCTCGGCTGAATTTGCGTGGGCCGTTGACACACAAGAACTTTATATTGGTAACGGCAGCGTTGCTGAAGGTGCTCCGTATGTTGGCAATACTAAAGTTCTTACAGAACATGATAACATTTTAGAACTAGCCAGCGGATATCAATTTGCATCAAATGATACATCCATTACCCTTAGCGTTTCCCGTGAATTACAATATAAATTAGATGAAACTGTTTCTGTAGCAGACTTTGGAGCAATTGGCGACGGTAGTACTGACTGTGTTACTGCGTTTGAAACAGCATTTGCACAATTATTCCGTAACGTAGATGAAAAATACAAAAAAGTATTATTAGTTCCAAACGGAGAATACCTATTTGCTAACACATTACGCATACCAAGTGGTGTAATTCTTAAAGGCGAAACACAATTAGGTGCAGTATTAAATTTTGGATCTAATAGTATTCAATTTGTCACTAGCACAGGATTACCTATTGCTAGCTTTGACAGTACTAACAGACCAAGTAATGTTCAAATATCTAATCTTACAATTAAAAGAGTTACTGGACAGATAGTATTAACAGGTGTAGCTGATACTATATTTGATAATGTAAAATTCAAAGGCGAATATAATCTAGGTAACGCTGTAACTTCTTTAACAACAGAACCAGCTGCGTTATTTTGGAATAACGACCTAGCTGGTATTAAAGTTAATAATATTAAATTTAAGTCTTGTGTATTTGAATCCAATAGCATTAGCGTTAAGTGTGTACAAACAGTAGCATTTGATACTACGGTCAAATTTACAGATTGTCGATTCTTTATTAATGATACAGCAATTTATGTATCAGGAGTATCTGGTCAAGGAACCAAATGGCAGATAAACGATTGTGAGTTTGAAGAAATTGCAAATCAAGCATTCCGTTCTACTTCTGGCCGCGGTACACAAATACAAGAATCAAAATTTAAGAGTTGTGGCAACGGCACAAACTCAGCTGTTAGCCCAACTGATCCTATTGTGTATTTTGGCGAAAAGATTAATAACGTGGTAAAAGATTGTACAAGCGATCGACAACAGGCCGCAGGCATTGTTTCCACTTCAACTACTGCATCATTTATCGAAGTATACAATGGTGACAAAACTAACTTTATAGATAGAAATTATTCTATCATTTATCAGTCAGACAGTTTTAGACCGGTGGCTGTGTTTTCAGCATTTACAAAATTTATTATGTTAGACTATGTACTGACGTTAGGTGAATTTTCAAGATCAGGTCAGCTGCATATCACAGTAGGTGATGGGCTACAAGAAGCTGCCATTACAGACAGTTATCAATATTCAACACCATCATCATCAGCTTTTGGAGGAGTACTTATGACTAAATTTGAATTTGCAATAGAACTAAGAGATAATGATACCGATTCAGGTATTGATACAGTGGTATTGTCGTATAAGAATCCTCTACTAGTTGGCAGCCTTGCTGGTGCCGGTGGCGCGATATCGTTTGATGTCACGTACGGTGTTTAGTAAGTACGGCACTGATAGACTAATAGAATGGAAGCAGTTTAGAGATCACGTAGAAGTTAGCGTCAATCCCCTAAAGGATGTCGCTGATTTTTGGGGTAATGCTCCATTTGTTAGTTCCTATCTTAACCCCCAAAACCCAACCGAATGGCCCGATCCATGGCATTTAGTTCTAGATTCTCGCCTCGATGATCTTGCAATCGCTCTTGGAATGCTGTATACTATTAAATTAACACGTCGGTTTATGGATTCCAAATGTGAGATACATACAACCATGTTCCCAAAAGAACAGAATCCAAGATATGTGTTAGTGGTGGATGATGAATATGTTTTGAATTTGGAATACAAAAATGTTACGACTGTTTCAACATTGAAGCAGACAAAAACCAACCTGATATGGTCCAAATGATTAAAGTGGTAAATATCATTCTAGAGCAAATAGAATATAAGAATTGAGGCGTAAATGACTACAATCACAGTAATAAAAAGAAGCGGAGCTAAAGAGCCACTAATGATTGAAAAGTGGCAGGCACAGGTAGCGAAAGTATGTAAGGGTATTGCCGATGTCAGTCAGAGTATGATTGAAATCAAAGCACAATTACATTTCTATGATGGCATCACTACAGATCAGATAGATGGCATTACATTAAGAGCGATAGTTGATCTTATTGATGTTGAACAAAATCCAGATGTAGGTCATACAAATTATCAATTCGTAGCAGGCAAGCAACGTCTAAGTATGTTGCGTAAAGATGTGTATGGCCAATACGATCCTCCCCACCTTTACGATATCGTTAAGAAAAATGTAGCTACTGGATTATATACTCCAGAGCTCTTAGAATGGTATACTGAAGAAGAATGGAACAAGATGAATGACTTCATTGACCACGCTAAAGATGAAGACTACAGTTATGCAGCCATTGAACAACTGATTGAAAAATATCTAGTAAAGAATCGCGCAACTAAAGAAATTTATGAAACTCCACAAATTAGATACATGGTTGCAGCCGCAACTGTGTTCCACAAAGAAGAACCTAGCACGGCTCGGATGCGTTATATTAAAGAGTATTACAACTGTGCTTCAGATGGCTTGTTTACTCTTGCTACTCCCGTTCTGGCTGGTCTTGGAACTCCTACTAAGCAATTTAGTAGTTGCGTTCTTATTCGTAGTGATGATGATTTGGATTCCATTTTTGCCTCTGGTGAGATGATGGCAAAATATGCTAGCAAACGTGCTGGCATTGGTTTAGAGATAGGTCGTTTGCGCCCATTAGGGAGTCCTATACGAGGCGGGGAAATCATGCACACTGGCATGATCCCCTTCCTTAAGAAGTGGTTTGGCGACTTGCGTAGTTGCTCACAAGGAGGGATCCGTAATGCGAGTGCGACAGTTTTTTATCCTATTTGGCATCATCAGTTTGATGATCTCATCGTACTTAAGAACAATCAAGGAACTGAGGAAACAAGGGTAAGGCACATGGATTATGGTGTTGTATTGTCAGCTTTCTTCTGGAGACGATTTAAGAACAAAGAACATATTACTTTCTTTGATCCCAACGAAGTACCAGACTTATATGAAGCGTTCTATAAAAATACAGAACGATTTGAAGAGCTATATGTAAAATACGAAAAACGCAAAGACTTACGTAAAAAAGTAATGTCAGCGGAAGAAGTGTTCAAGAGTGGTATACTGAAAGAACGTACAGACACGGGTCGCATCTATTTGGTGTTTATTGATAATGTTATGAATCAAGGACCTTTTGATCCTGAATATCATACTATCTATCAAAGTAACCTGTGCTGTGAGATCTTATTACCAACCCGTCCATTTAAGAGATTAGACGACGAGGAAGGACGCATAGCGTTATGTACACTGGGATCTATCAACTGGGGATCGTTCCGTAATCCAGAGGATATGCGTAGAGCTTGTCGTATTCTACAGCGTAGCCTGTGTAACATTCTTGACTATCAAGACTTCTTGAGTATCCAAAGTAAACTAAGCAACGATGAGATTCAACCATTAGGCATCGGTGTTACTAACTTAGCCTATTGGCATGCTAAACGCAGTTTGAAATACGGCGAAGCTGATGCATTACAAGAAGTTAAAAGTTGGATGGAGCATCAAGCATTCTACTTAACCGAAGCAACTGTTGAACTTGCTCGTGAGAGAGGTGCTTGTTTAGATAGTCAATATACAAGATATGGCAAGGGTGAGTTTCCGTGGGAACGTCGAGCTAAAGGTGTTAACGAACTAGCAGATTTTGCTCCAGAATTAGATTGGGAACCGTTACGTGCTGATATGAAACAATACGGTGTACGTAATGCCACACTAATGGCTATTGCTCCTGTGGAGAGTTCTAGTGTAGTAATTGACAGCACTAATGGTATTGAAATGCCAATGAGTTTGATTACTGTAAAAGAATCAAAAGCAGGTAGCTTTACACAGGTTGCCCCTGAGTACCATAGATTAAAAAACAAATATCAACTTATGTGGGAACAGAAAGATTGTGACGGCTATTTGAAAACAGCCGCAGTGTTAGCTGCCTATGTTGATCAAAGCATTAGTACAAATACATTCTATAATCCAGCACACTTTGCTGATCGTAAAATTCCAACTACATTGATTATTAAAAATCTAATGCAGGCACACATGTGGGGATTGAAAACATTCTACTACAGTTTGATTAACAAAGCTGGTAGCAAACAAACAGAAGAACCAACACCAGAAGTACACTATAACGGTTTCTATAATGAGCGTGAAGCGGAAACGTCAATTGAAGAGGACTGCGAAAGCTGTAAATTATAATGAGTCAAGCGCAATACAACTTAACAACAAAGACAGACTATCTTAATCGTAAGATGTTTCTTGACCCAGCAGGTCCAGTTACGATCCAACGCTTTGAAGAAGTCAAATATAAAAAGATTGCAGACTTTGAAGCTACTGCACGTGGGTTCTTTTGGCAACCAGAAGAGATTAGTCTTACTAAAGATTCAAACGATTTCAAAGATGCTAGTGATGCAATCAAACATATCTTTACTAGTAACCTATTACGTCAAACAGCATTAGATAGTTTACAAGGTCGTGGCCCAAGTCAAATCTTTATGCCTGTTATTAGTTTACCTGAACTAGAAGCATTAGTTTATAACTGGACATTCTTTGAAACAAATATTCATTCAAAGAGTTACAGTCATATTATTCGTAACATCTACAACGTACCTAAGGATGTGTTTAACACAATCCACGATACACAAGAAATTATTGATATGGCGTCAAGCGTAGGCAATTACTATGAAGCACTACACGTTATTAACTGCCGTAAACAATTGGGCGAGAAGGTTACTGAAAAAGAACATATCAAAGCAATCTATATGGCATTACATGCTAGCTATGCACTAGAAGCATTCCGTTTTATGGTTAGCTTTGCTACAAGTTTGGCCATGGTTGAGAACAAGATCTTTATTGGTAATGGCAACATTATCAGTTTGATTCTACAAGACGAGCTGTTGCACAAAGGTTGGACAGCCTATTTAATTAATCAAGTAGTCAAAGAAGATCCGCGGTTCGCTGAAGCAAGAGACGAATGTCAAAATGAAGTGTACCAGTTATATATGGACGTTATTCGTGAAGAAAAAGATTGGGCTACTTACTTGTTTAAGATGGGTCCGGTGATTGGTCTCAATGCTAATATTCTACGAGACTTTGTAGATTACACAGCAGTTGGCGCACTTAAAGAAATTGGTATCAAATATAATAGCCCTGCGCCAAAATCAACTCCTATTCCGTGGTTTAACAAACACGTAGATACTAGCAAGAAACAAACAGCATTACAAGAAAGTGAATCAACTAACTATGTTATCGGTGTCATGAGTGAAAATATTGACTACGACGCACTTCCGGCTATATAATATACTATGTACAAAGCACAATTTAAGAACAGATCACCATACGAACAGTGGACAACAATTGGAACCTACGGTACTGAAAATGCTGCAATCTCTGCTGCACTTTCAAAAAAGAACGCAGGTGCGGTATTAGTTAGAGTTACTGATAAAAATGGTGGTGTTGTTTATTCAGGTTAAAAGAGGTAATTTATGAAAGCGGTAGTTTGGAGCAACTCCAATTGCCCGTATTGCGAACAAGCAAAAGCATTGTTAAAGCAAAGGGGTATTGAGTTTGAAGAAAAGAAAATTGGTAATGGATTTACTAAAGAAGATTTACTAGAGGCAGTACCGACAGCAAGAACAGTTCCACAAATTTTCCTAGACGGGGAATTAATTGGTGGGTTTACAGAATTAAAGAAAAGGTTAGAACATGCTAATTGATAAAGGCGTTTCAGTAGGTGAAGTGATTACATTAAAATTAACTAGCGGCGAAGAACTAGTTGCTAAACTATCAGCAGAAACTGATACACACTACAAATTAACCCGCCCGATGGTAATTGGTATGGGTGAACGTGGGCCAGGACTAATGCCATATTTGTTTACAGTAAGTCCAGAAAAAGAAGTTAAGTTACTCAAAACAACAGTAACAGTAGCAGAAGCTACTGATAAACCATTCGCAGATCAATTTATCCAGCAGACTACCGGAATTGCCCTAGCTTAAATTCAACATACTATTAACATGAAAAAAATATTCTGGAACACCCTCGGCTTCCTTAGTTTAGGAATGGCCTATGTAGGAATCATCACTCCCGGGGTACCGTATAGTATATTTGTTGTATTTGCCGCTTATTGTTTCAGTAAGGGTAGCGAACGTATGCATCGTTGGATTTATAATCATAAACTATTTGGTCCATTCTTAACCAACTGGGGACAGAAACGTGTATTCCCTACTAAGATGAAATATTTTATGTTAGTCATGATGAGCTCTAGTTTAATCATAATGTTCTTTACAGGAGTTAAACCAATTGGCATTATCAGTACTGCTGGCTTTATGGCCGTTGTTGCCATTTGGGCTTGGCGTTTTCCTGGGAGTGTTGAAGAACACCAAAGAAGAATCGATAGCGGAGAAAAGGTAGGATGGCTAAAGTAACATTAGAAGAACTGATTGATATCGCATTTGCGGTAGAAGATGGTGACCCATTTGACTGGGGGTCATTTAAGCAAGGCAAGACAGAAGCAATGAAAATGATTGGAACAAGCATACTTGATCAATTTGACAAAGATGTT